GACTTCATTCTCATCCGCGCACTGCAGCGCAACATACTGAAACTCGGCAGACGGCTTGTCGCCTGAGATTTCAGTACGGCTGTTGAAAAGTTCGATCAGTTGCCCAGCCATTATTCGAAGGTTGCTCCTTCTTCGTCCATTTTCTGAATGATGCGCTTTGTGTTTCGGGCAGTCTCTTCGGACGCCTTCGCGGTGCGTTCCGTCGCGGTGCTGCCGACGCCAAGCTGCGCGATGGCCGAGGCATTGAATGTGCCCGAAACGTCCAGCACGGATTGCGCGCGCTGAGTAATGTCCGGGAGATTGATTTCCGGCAAGGGAGTGCGGTTGGCCGCTTCGGACTCTTTGGCCGATCGCTGCGTGCGCGCTTGTTCAATCGCGGCTTTCCATTCGCCGCGTGCCTCTTCGAGCGCCTTTTCGGACTCCGTCAATTCGGCGGCGAACTTGGCGCGGCGCTGGGTGTCCTCGTTACCCGCCTCCGTCGCAATGGCGCTGATGACGCCTTTGCGTTCCTGTTCGATTCCTTGTAAATCTGCTTCGCGCCCGAGGCGCGCGTCGAGATTTTGGCGCGAGACCTGAGTATTTTTCTGCTGCGTTTCCCGGTCGATCTGTTTATTGATGGCCGTAACGTTGATCGACGAGTCGAACGTGCCCTCAAGTTCGGTGAGTTGTTTGGCGAGAAAGCCGGTGAGTTCGTTCCAGGTCTTGACGAAGAACCCGGCAAACCGGTCGAGCACATCGGACCAGAAGTTGATGGTCTGCGTCCAAATGGTTCTCAAACCATAGAACGCTTCGGCGACGAGCGCGACGGCTCCGTAGAATGCGCCCGTGGCGACGGACAGGAACTGTTCTTTGAAGCCCAACCAGAGGGTATTGAGCTCGAAGATGCCCTTCTGCCATGCGGCTTTGAGCGACAGCCACAGAATGCGCGCGGCCAAAGAAATATCGCCCGCCGCCAGGGCGTCTTTGATCCCTTGCAGCGACTCCATACCGGCGCTTTTGAGGTCATCAAATCGCGCGCCCAGGTAATCCAGCGCCTGCCCCACCACGCCGGATGCGTAAATTCCATACGTGGCGAGGCCGATCAGCAGCGCGATGACGATTCCCGCAGGCGTGATGATCGCGCCGAAAACAGCGGCGATGCCGGACGCGGCGGCAGCCAAGATGGGGCCTAAAGACGTGACGATGGTGATGGCGGTGCTGATTGCTGAAATGGCACCCGTGATGCCCGACACAATGCCGCCAATGATTGAGCCTGCGGTTGCAAGAGCGACACCCAATCCAACCAGGGCGGCTCCAGCGACAGCTACCACCGCGCCGATTTTTAGCGCGGAGACAATCAGCCCCCTGTTTTCGTTAATCCAGCGGCGAATGTCGCCCAAAACTGCCACGATCTGGTTTGAGACATCTATAAGGAGGGGCGTCAGGGCTGCGCCAATGGCGTTGGCGACCGTCTGCACGGCAGTTTTCACGCGCCCGAATGCATCGTTGAGCGCGGCGGCGGCTTTGGCCGCATCCGTGGACATCGTAAATCCCAACGCCTGTGCTTCCGCGCGTAGCGACTGAAGATCGCCGATCAGGGGCGTCAGTGCCGTGCCAGATTTTCCGAAGACACTCATTGTCGCGGCCGCGCGCAACGCCGGGTCGGAGATCTCCGATAGTCGCTTGGAGATGGCCGTGAACTGATCTTCCGGGGATAGCCGTAGAAGCTGCTCCGCAGTAAGTCCCAACTCTGCCAACGCAGCTATCGCCTGCTTCGATCCGCCCGCGGACGCCGCGATGGTCTTCTGCATTTTGCGTACGGCGGTTTCCACGTCGTCCAGCGACGTACCGGATTGATCGGCAGCGAATCCGATCTCAGATAATGCCTCGACGGAAATGCCGGTGCGCGCCGACATTTTGTCGAGTGCGTCACCGACATCGGAGAACGACTTGGCGCTGGCCAGCAGCGGCGTGACAATAGCCGCTCCGGCCAGCGACATTTTCGTGCCAATGTCCTGCACGGCCGCCCCGAATGCTTTGAGCTTCGCGGCGGCGGCGTTCAGTCCTTTGACCAGCCGGGCGTCGTTGGCGTACAGTTCGATGTACGCAAGCCCGGCGCGAATACCCGATGCGGAGGCCATCTATTTCTTAGGCTCCGGCAGGGGCTGCTTGCGGTCGACGGTGCGGTAGTAATCCAGCGTCGGCTCGTCGATGGCGACCATGCCGGCGAGATTGCCCCTTCCGGGCGTCCACCCGCCCTTCCCATCTGGAACCAGCACTTTCATTTTCTGCTCGTCAACGATGCGCGCCGGCGTGCCCATCTTCGCCCACGTGATTTCATTCGTCTTCAAGGGGCGGGAAGCAGAGACGGCGCAACCGGGAAGGTTGAGCGTAAACGTCAGAAGAAGGAGCAGCTTTGTCATGAACTTCACGGGCGACCTCCACAGAATTGGGGATGAACAATTCGATGAGCATCCCGATGATGCCCACCACCGCCTGCACGATCAGACTCATTCATTCACCTCCCGCGCTCTTGACCTTCGTGCGCGACGCCGTGTATCCCAGGCTGGAGAGCACCGACAGTACGCCGCCGATGATTTGTGCGGCCAGCCCGCCGTCGTGGACCGCTCCGCTGGCCAGCGCCAGACCCAAGAGCAGCGCCACTACCGAGAGCCAAAACTCCGTGGTCTGGTATCCCGGCTTCACCGGAATGATTTCTTCACTCATGTTTTTCCTCCCATGTGCCGGTCCACGAAGACCGCCTTCAGAATGCTGAGGTCGGTCAGCTTCGTGACCGGCACGTCCGTGTTTTTCCGTTCATGCGGATTGAAATCCGAAGGGGTGAACGGTACGCCCTTCTTCGGATCACGATTCACGTTTGCGATGAGCGCGAGCAGCGCCGAAGCGCGGCCCCATTCCGATTTGCTGCGGGCTTCCGCCATCCACAGCAGCTCGCGCAACGTCAACTGACCGGGCGGACAGCCAACGACTCCAGCGAGTTCGTAAATGGTTCGCCAAAGTCTTTGAGCAGAGTATTGATCCGCGCGTCGAGTGCCGGGCTGGACAGCTTCTTCTCGGCGAGCGCCACGATCTTGGCATCCACTTCCCGCAGTTTGGCCAGCGCCAGGTGCAGTACCTGGCGCTTCGACGAGGGGAAAAAATCGGCCAGCTCCTTTAAGAAGGCGGTCGTGGCCTGTTCCAGACAGTCGCCGCCCATCGCGCGTCCGAAGTCGGCGTCGGAGACTTGCTGTGCGTCCGCGTCGGGCTTGAGGATGGCGAAGACGACATCGCAGAGCAGAACCGGATCGCCTGCCAGCCGCTCAATGAGCTTGCCGTCTGCGATCTCCAGCAGATCGACGTTCAGCAGACCGCGAACGCGCTTGATGGCGTCGACATTGATCTGCAACGTCCACGTGCGGCCTGCGGTGTCTTTGAAAGTGCGCATTTATTCCTCCGTAAGAGTTGATTCCGAACGGGCACCTGCTTTACGCGACGGTGACCCACGCTGGCGGAATGGCCGAGTACGTCGGCTTGAGCGTGACCTTGGCCTTGATGGCATCTTCGAGCGGCTCTTCGCGTGTGAGATTGGTCACGCTGAAGTCCGCCCACAGCCCTTGCGATCCGACAACGTCCTTCGATCCATCCAGAACGGCCAACGCGACTGGTGTGTTGTTGAAGTAGGCGTCCTTGAGCGCGGAGAACCCGCCGTCGCTGGGGTCCCAGATGGATTCGAACTCAAGGCTGCCCTCCTTCAATGTGGCGATGGTCGCTTTCCACCCGCTGTTGGCGCGGGTCGTTACGTCGGCTTCTCCGGTTTCGAGATTGAGCGTCACGTCCTTCACGTTGCCCAGTTCGACGAGATTCGCGGGCGCGCCCGAACCGGGCCACGCGCCGCGCACCCCTGCGGTGAGGCGGTAGAGCTTTGCTTGCATGCCGAGTTTGGCACTCATGGTCGTGGTCTCCTCTTATTTCACCGAGCCTGCCCACAACTTGGGCAAGCGTTCCTTGGCGATGTTGAATGCCGGTCCCATGAACGGGCGCGGAGGGTACTTTCGAGACTTGGTCTGCGCCGTGGCCTGCGCTTCTTTAGCCTGAACGGCTGGCGCGATCTTCTTTGCGCGTTCGACCTGGGCTTCCGTTTCCAACTTGGCGAATCCAACCCCGTTCGTGTCGTTTCGAACGGGGCCGTGACCGCCGACCTCAAGTTTCCAGTTGGGGTTCCGGGCTTTCTTCGTTTTCGGCGGCTCGGTGCCGCCTTGTTCGTGAGTGCGTCCGATCTGCCCGACTTCCGTTGCCGTCGGGCCAACGACAACACGCTGTTGTTCTTTCTCCACCGCGAAGATGATCGCGTCTTTCAGGCGTCCTTTGCGCGAGCGCGGCGGTTTTCCAGGCGGCGCATACTTCGGCGAAATCTTGATGCTCTTGCGCGCGATGCCGCGAATGTACGCGCCCGCCTGGCGTAGGTTGCTGATCGAAGCCTTGCGCGTTTTCGCCACCACG